AGTTTGTGTTGTTGCAGCGTTATCAGCACCACGGGCGCCTGCTGAGTAAGCAGTAGCGATCTTGAATGGTGACAGTGCTTCTTCACCAGCTACAACTGACGTTGCTGCTGCTGATTGGTCTGTCATTGTGCTGGCATAACGTACACGCAGAGTGTGGATCTGACCAACTGGGCCAGTCATTGGCTGAACACCAACCAACTCGTTAGCGATAACAGTTGGCATAACTCGACGGATAACAGGCAGAATCACACGGTTTAGTGTGGCGATGTTGCCAGATACAGTTGAGCCAGCACTTGCGTTTTCTTTCAAGTACTTGCGAGTGTTTTCTAAGATAACACTCATTGTGTTGCGACGGCTGCCTTTCAGACCTTCCATAAGGGCTTCTTTGGTTTCGTCCCAACGGCCTTCTAATAGTGCTTGTGACATTTAAGTCTCCTTTAATTAAAGACCTGCCAGGCGCTTGATGTCGATCACGTTGGAACGGTCTTCTTCTTCTGCGGCCTTGACGGTTTTATCACCAGTTACTTCACGAACGCTTTCTGTGACAACCTTACGTTGTTTTGGGGCAGCGTCATTCAGTACAGCTGGTAGATACTTCTCGAAAGCGTTTTTCAAACGACTGGTTTGAACGCTTTCTAACAAATTGCGCATTACTTCCTGCTTCTCTTCATTGAGAGGTGCAAGCAATTCGTCCATGGCAGCTGTACGCTGATTGGATTCTTTGATAATACGAATTTCTTTCTCTTTTGTTTCGACGAGTTGTCGTGACTTCTCGACGATTCGAGTGGCTTCTTCAAGCTGCTGATTTTTGCGAGTCACTAACGAACTCAGTTTGCGGATCTCGGCATTCTCATTCAAGTATGTCGAGCCAAACTCAGCTGCGTAGGCTTCAAAAATCTTACGACCAAAATTGTTCTCGCGAGCAACCTTGATGTCTTCGTGCAGTTGATTAAGTTCAGCTTTAAGATGCTTGCTAACAGACTGACCCAGTTTGGCAGCACTTTCTGTCACAAAACGTGACTTGAGAGCTTCTAACTGTCCACGGGCTTCACGAACTAGACGAACCTTTGTCTCTACGACATCACGCTTGTCTTTAGCGAATTCCATGATTTCTTCAGCCAATGCACCTACAACAAATTTCTCGAGTTTAGCGAGACCTTCTGAGTGCATCTTGCGATCTTTGCGCAGTTCGCCAATTTCTTCTGCAAGCTTAGACACCATAAAGTCGTTGAACTTTGTGCTGCTTTCTATCATTTTGCGTCGAAATTGTACACGATCTTCTGCTAGTGATTGCTTTTCAGCTTTCACTGCTTCGATCTCTGCTGTGAGACCTTCTGTTACCATGCGATCTAGGGCTTCCACCATTACTGTTTTGTCGTGCTCATAGCGTTGTGCAAACTCTTCTCTGAGTTCTGCACGTAACTGTTCGCGAGCTTCTGTAAGTTTCTGTTCCCAAGCTTCGTTGAGTTCTTGACCTACGTCCTCGTTAATGAGTCCGCTATCTAGTAGTGGTTTAATAGCATCAAACATGCGTATCTCCTAGATTTTGAGATCTTTGATCAGCTTGACTACTTCGCTTTTCAAATATCTCTGTACTTTGTTGTCCTTACCAGCATCTCTAGCCATTTCCAAGACCTTGTGACCGTGTTTCATGTTCATCAAGCCTTCGTAAATTGCTTTAGGATATGCGTTTGGCGCACTGGGTTGGGCAACCACATCAACAGTGACTATTTCAAAGTCACTGACATGTCCGTTCGCCTCGTTAACGTTACCGCTACCTCGGCTAGAAACTCCTAATTTAACACCACTTTCTAACATGGTGCGTACCAAATTACCCATTGGCGTGGGGAGTATTTTTAATTTTCCAAACCCGTTGGGGCCATCCATCCACATTTCTGTGATCATATGGCTAACACGGTCAAGATTTACTTTAAGATCATCCGGGTGATCGACTTCGCCCAATACGGAGTAGCCGCCTGTGATTTGTTCGTTCAGTGTTTTGACTGCACGTTCGATTTCATTCACAGGGTAGACTCGCTCATTGGCATTCTTGACACCGCCTTGGATGCAAATGCCTTTCATGTAAAGGTTCTTACCTTCTTCGCTGCCTTCTACAATAATACGGGCAGCGTCGAAAGTAAGATTTTCACGGAGGTAAAGAGCCATTTACCGGGATACCTTATTGGATCACAGACTTGTTGTTGACACCTGAGGCCTGAGCCAAGTGTGGCTTAGTGGCAGGTTTTACGTTTGGCTGTGTTGTGCTGCCCATGTCTTTGGCAGTAGGAGCAGTGCGACCGTGTGCTGTGTCGCCTGTCATTGAGACTGGCTTGGCAATAGCACCTTTTGCACCACTGTTGGCAGCTACAGTAGATTTTTTGTTAACGCCACCTTCTTCTGAAGTAACTGGCTTTGGAGCAGCTTTGAGATCGACGTTTTCGTACATGCCTTCTGTTTCGAGTTCGTCGTCAACAACTTCTTCGTCGCTCATACCGTCGCCGACTTCCATGTCCATCTCTGCATCCATTTCTTCATCGCCACCGGCGTCGTCGCCCATCAGGCTTTCAAATTCAGCCATCAGTTCGTCCAGCTTGTCTTCCAGGTCAACTACACGATCTTCAAGATCTTCGTTTCCGCCCATGTCTGAATGATGATCATCCATGTCCATGTCGTCATCTTCAGCTTCGTCCATAGAAATACCGGATTCTTCAGTTTCGATGTCGTCGATAAGATCGCCAGCTTGCTCGCCGCCCATCATACCTTCTTCAAGTTCTTCATCTTCTAACTCAAAGTATTCATCCATATCACTTGGGTCAACCCCAAGTTGACTGCAAGTTTCTTCGTGTGCTTCTTCTGGCTCCATCAAATCCTCACCGTCGGCATCGTAGGCTATTTTTGGATATAGTTCTCTATAAGCATCAATTATTTTTTTAATTTTGGGACTTAGACCTTCGTTGAGCTCTTCGTCTGCTGCCATCATTTCTTCATAGATGGTACGGCTTTTTTCCACAACGATGTCATGGAACAGCTCGCGTGCTTTTGCTTCGTCATCATTAATGACGTATTCAATTAGTTGTTCAAACTTATTCATGAGGACCCTCCGATGTAATGGCTCTGTAAGATATTTACATATAATGAAATAATCTTACTAGTTAACGGTGGTTTTTTGGTGGTTTTATTAAATTTCTGTTAACAATGCACAGAAGTTTTTAGGCTATGGGTTGAGCTGGCGGAGCGTACATGACTTTGACTCGTTTGAGTTTTTCTTTAAACTCGTACTCGCGTACATCTTGCATCTTGCGCAGCTTGTTGAGTTGACGCAGAGTCAGCTTGGTTTTACGCAGATCACCCAGGCGGGGCTGGGTATTGTCTGCTTGCAAGTCCTGGTAAGCACCAGGCTCACGTTGATAAAGTTCGTTCAAGATCATACGGATATTTATGCCGCGCCTGGAGCTGGCGGTGGTACTACAGCAGCGCCAGGTTGTGCGCCGGGTGCGCCGCCGGCTGCTGGTGGTGGTGCGCCAGCAGTGCCGGGTTCGCCCAGGCCAGCCATTTCTTCACCAGTGGCAATGTCACCTTCAAAATCAGCAGGGTTGACGCCAACGCCACGCAGGTCAGATCCTGTGGTTCCAGCAGGTTCTGCTTGATCACGCTCTTCTGCCCAGAGTTCTTCGTTTTCGGCAATTTCTTCTTCGGTCAAGCCCAAGTAACGTTTCAATAAGAAACGCTTGCTCATGTAAGGGATTGGTTCTAGGGCCTGGAATGTGGTAACACGGGTTGTATCTAACTCTGCTTCGCGATAGCTGGCAAAGTTCTGTGGTGGATTAAATGCAATTGAGAACAGGCCACTGTCAATGTTGAATCCTCTCCAACGCATAAACATCTTGAATTCGTCGTCTAGCTTTGTTATAATCAAGCGTTGTAGACGTTCGCAGTACTGGTTAAACCGGTACTCTTGTATGAGTGCTGTGCCCACACGGCCGTCGTTCATAGGACGATCCGAATCGTCTGGACCGGTTGGCAAGTAGCTGCTGGGTACACGCAGGCCACGACACATCTTGTTATTGAAGTATTTCAAGTCATCAATTTCACCAAGATTACTACCACCAGGCAGGGTTTCAACACTTGATCCGCGACCGTTTTCGCCTTGTGGGAAAAAGTAATCTTCGTTAATAGATAGAGGATTGTAACTACTATCCATAATGTGTTGACCACCACCGGTGTTACTGGGAATACGGCGTTGATGGATTTCGTTTTTGACACGCTCAACAAAGGCCATGGCCATGTGGCTAGGCATGTTACCCACGTCAATTTTAAATACTCTGCGTTCAGGAGCTCGCGCTGTACGATAAATCAGCACAGCATCTTCCAGGAGCTCTTTCTGTTT